CTGCGCTGTTGGCATAAGCGATATGGGTATAGCTACTTTTGCCGTCTACTCCCGGTTTCCCCTGTTCTCCTTTTTCTCCATCGTTCCCATTCCTGGAAACGGAGTATTCCAACGTCTGGCTGTTGTTGGTATAGGTGGTGATCTTCCGGGTCCACAGATAGTCTCCCGGTTGTGTCTGAGGCGGATCCGTAAGCCATGCCCCCGTCGGAGCTTCCACTCCGGAGCTGCCAATCTGGTATGTAATCTCGGTAGATTTTACACTGACAATCTGATCTTTTAACTGCTCCATGATCTGCGTCACCTGGGATGTCGGATTCGATGTCAGGATCTTATAATTGGCAAGCACCCCGCTGTCCTGTCCGGAGACCGTATAATGATTACGCACTGACTGGATCCGGGCTGAAAGATAGACTTTTTCCTGGAAGCGGTTATCTGCAATCTGCACGGTATCTCCGATATCCGCCCTTAGATCATACAGACTTGCTTCATACGTCACTTTCACATCATTCCGGCTCTTCAACTCTGTCAGTCCTCGGTTTAAAAGCTCGTTGGCATCATCTGTGTCGTACTCAAATGTCCCAACGATATAGCCGTCAAACTCGCCTTGCCCTTCATAGTCATATGCGCGGAACCGGGACCACTTATTCCTTGCATCACGGTCGTAAATCCGATGCTCTCCTTTCGGACTGAAATACCGCCCATCATCGTAGCTAATATCAGCAATCGTAAGCTTATTCCCATTCTCGTCCTCTTTCCCGTAACACCGGATACAGGTAATCAGATCCTCGATGCTCCCGGACCGGGACAGGGAGATCAGGTTGATATTATCGATGAAACGCTGCTGGGTCTTATCTTCCCCCAGTGTCTTGTAAATGTTGATGACCTGCTTTGTCACCTTTGCGCCTTTCATTTCAATGGCAAACTCGCACTCTGCGTCAAACTGATTACACACATCCCCAATCCGGGTGAGCTGGCTGTCTGTAGTCCCCTCGAATTTGGTCGCCCGTTTGTAGCTTGACACTTCATTGATTCCGATTTCCCAGCCGGAATCGTGCAGCACTACGCTCAGTGTGTCTTCAATGGATCTTGCTGTATAATCCCACGGAACGGCATACTCATTCATCAGATCCAATCCAATATCCTCACAATGAACGGTCCATTCTTCATCTCCTTCGATAGACATGATTGTATACAGCCGATCCTTGCCATACTTATCCCGGAACGCAATATAATTTCCCTCCGTGATATATACGGAATCCGGATGCCGGGGATCCGTCGTAAAATCATAGGTCCCCACCGCACTGTTATTTGTGATAGAGATCTCCTGTCCCAGACTATCCCCGCTGTCATCAATGGGAAGTGTCTGTGGCAAATCTGTGGACGGGGTACACAGCACGTGCATGTCTCGTCCGATAATAAACCATTGCATTAAATCCACCTCTCTTGATATGTGACTTCCACATCCGGTACGGACGCAAAACTGGATGTAATGATTCCCAATGTATGCTGGCCCGGAGGGAGAAGAAGCGGCTGACTGCCAATATCCGCCACATCCGTATCATAAGCATCATTAATATAAACACTTCCGGATGCCCCGTCTATCTCTACAATATCTCCATTGGAAAAATAGTTCGGGATATCCTCATACCGCTCGACATTATGCTTTATCACATGAAGCGCGCGCAACACATTGTTTTCGGTATGAAAGTTATCTTTATAAGCTGCCCCATACCATGTAATTTTTCTCAGCTCTGCCTCCGGGTTATCTACATAAAACGTTTTGCAGATACCGAAATTATTGAACCGGATCGTAACCTGGTTTCCTATTTTTTCCGCTGTAACAGCAGGACCATAATCTCCTCTTGCTGTAACTCCCTTTTTTGCCATTGGGAATGTACTGTCCGTATGCCATACATTTTTATTACCGATAAATACCGCCATGTAATAATACTCGTTTACCGGAGAAGTATCTTCAAAAATAATAGAACAGATAATGTCGTCATGTTCATCGACCATTGTCACGGAAGTGTGCCCGACTTGTACTCCTTTGAAAACAGCCCCATCCGTATTAAAGTCAAAACGGTACGCAACTTTCCAGTTGACCGGATATTTGTTATTTACATCTTTCGGAACTATTTTAGTAAGGGATGCCCCATGCCAGGAATTGCCACTTCCATAGTCCTTTGTCGTTGCATAACCCTCATTTGTACTCTCTTTTACATATTTAACAACACCATTCTGCAACCGCTCAGATGTAACCGGTGGGGTGATCCCCTGGTTTACTAACCACCCTTTATCTTCATACAGGTGGTCATCAAACAGCTTCACCGACTCCTCATAATGCTTTCCGTCTGCCTCTTCCGGTTTCCCGATCTGGTAGAACCGGTCTCCCAGTGTAAACGCGATGTAGCCGTTATCTGACTTCATGGTGGCTTTGATGTTGATAGGAACCGACTCTGTCCCATTATTCTCCAGAGTGATCTGATTACTGCCATAATTCTCTGCGGTTTTCTCAGCAACTGAATGGGCTACTCCGTCCGGGATCAAAAATCGAAGAATCCCTGAGCTTTTATATTCTTCTTCCTCTAATGTCTGCTCTCCATCCAAAATAGCATTGTAGTAAATATTAGGTTCGTCGCTGAAAATTAGTTTTTTAGGCTCATCTGTGTAAATCAGAGCAGATAGACCTCTTCTAAAATTCACCAAATATTCCGCGCGTCGATTATAGATTTGATATGAAATCTCAATCTGTTTTGATTTGTACACATTATATTGAAAAATTTCTCCTTTTGCACTTCCAATGGAAACCGTTTCATTTGTAAAGGATGGCGTGATATTACGATTGACTTTGGTGATCATAATCGGTAATTCTTTTTCGTTAAATATAGCTTTTAGAAGCCCCATTTTCTCTCACACCCCCTAACCTATTTTTTCTCGTCTGATACTGCTTCGTAAGTGGTACTGAAATTGGTATCAACTCTCTCGCCAAGGTTTTTTTATCAATCTTCTGTTCCAGATGTATCGTAATATGAAATTCTTTATCACTTAATACTTCCCCAACCGCATCTTTCACATAATCTTTTAACTTCGATATCGGCGTAATCGCTTCTGCTTCCTTTCCCTCTCCGGCAACGCCCATTCTTCCATTCCCCATCGGAAAAGCAGCCGGTTTTGTCAAAATTCCTCCCTCTTTGAACCAGGAAACATCAAGTACAGGTACAGAAAACAGATTTTCGAGATTAATTTCCCCGACTCCATTTTCATACCCATGTCCTTTCCATCCTCTCGCTAAACTACCATATCTTCTTACAGTGTATCTGATAGCAGCCAACATATTTGAAAGTGGATCGTAAATGTTTTTATCATATCCCGGCATTGCATTTGCACGAAATGTAGGGTCAATGACCTGCATTAATCCTTTGGAGGGTGTCCCTCTTTTGGCGTTGATATCCCAGTTATTAATTGCGTTCGGGTTTCCACCTGATTCTGTTTGCATCTGCATCAACAATCTATTTAGATTCGCCTCAGAGTATTGATTTGTCATCCTTAAAGCCTTTGCCGCCAAACTTCTCCATTGTTCCACCCCCGCTGATGGATTATATTTTACAGACGGACTTTCTGTTTCAAATAATTTTTTTACAAACCCCGTTACAGAATCAAAAACCGTATTCACAACCCCTTTTGCGATAGATAATCCCGGCTCCAAAGCATCCGAAAATTTAACAAATTTGTTCACTACAGCCTTTACCAGATCCCCTGGATGTGTCACATAATCCCACACAGTTCCCGCGATATCTTTCACTGTTGACCAGGCCCCATTAAACCATTCTCCTATTCCATCCGCAAAGTGCGGGAGTTCTTCAAGAAATGACTTGGTCTCTTTCGCAGGAAGAATCTTCGTTCCTTTTTCCATCGGCAAAACAACATCCCTGCCCTCCGGAATGAACGGATCTCCATGTGGAGGTACAATCATTTCTTTATAAATGCTTCCTTTTTGATCGTTTACAACGCCAATCGTATCTTCTTTCAGTCCTCCTGTCCCTCTTGCAAACTTCGGCACTTTCCACTTGGCAAACTGTTTTTTTGATCCTACCTTGTCCAAGATCCAGTTTACTCCAGAAATCACACCATTCACGGCGCTCCCAATTGGTGAAATGATGGCATTTGCCACTCCTTTCACAATATCCCCAATCGTATTTTTCAAATTCTGGAAACCATCCTTGATAAAAGAAAATATCTTCCCAAAGGCGTCCTTCGCTTTTCCATATATACTGTCCCAAATTCCTCCCAGTGTACTTTTGATCCCATTCCATACGTCCGAAGCTGATGCCTTGATCTTGTTCCATATTCCCGAAAAGAAGTCTCTGACTTGTGTAAAAATTTCTCCTGCTGTATTTTTGATCCCATTCCACACGCC